CGCCGAGGCTCCCCGCGGTCGTACTGACCGTCAGTGTTGCCCCTGTATCAATCACCGTCCCTGTCCAACCGCTTGGCACATTCGTCGCAACTGGTCGCAGAAAGTCGTCCATGTAATGGACCCACTCTGCACTTCCCATCATGCCCATTCCTTGACGGTACCTGTACAACTGCCCTGCGGCAGGTGCAAATGCTACCGATTCAGGAAGGGCAACTGAGTTCTTCTTACCCATCTTTTAACCCTCCTACAGTCAGCCGGAAAACGCCGGCACGCTTTACAGAATTGTTATTGATGCGCGCGAATTATTCATCTATAACCTGCGCGCATTATAACCCTACTGCTTACGGACCATTCGACCCGAAGATGCCACGAGGATCAGTGGCGCCGACGGAGAATCGCATGTAACTCGCCGCTTTGGCATTCTTCGTATCAAAATCGTTGTCCTGATCGAACATCGGCTCGTCACGCCAAAAGAACGTCATCCCCTCCGGCGCGTTGGTGCGAATGAACCAGGGGTGGGCAGAGGTGAAGTAGTGGTTCATCTTGATGCCATCGGGGAACGCATTCGTCGCCTTCAGCACGTTGATGTTGTTATTCGCCGAGTCGGCCTGGAGTACCGATCCCAGGATTCGATTAGCGTTATACCACTCATTGCGGGCGATGTGAAGCGACTTCGGCATGATATTGATCAGCAGGCCTGCGTCGTTCTGCGTACCCATGATTTGGATAGTCAGATCTTCCAATGCCGCTTCACTCAGGTCAGCCGCCGGCGTCAGCACATTACTGTACGTACCGCCAGTTGCATTCACGTGACTTGCGGAGCAAAGGGCCGCCCCGTCGCCGGTCGTGTAGTAAGTCGTCGAAAACGCGTTGTTGTACAGGAAGGCGGCTACATTCTCCACCGTTTGCTGCATGGAGAAAGCATTCGCCTGTGCACGACGCGTGGCGACTTCCTTGTACAGGTTGTCACGAAGTTCCTCGAACGTCACGATATACCCGAGGGCATAAGCGATATGCGAATAAGTCGTGATGGCACCCTGGACTTCACCGTCGTAAGTCACCCCTGCACCCTGGGCCTTCATGGGAGCCAGACCAAACGGAGTCACCTGTGCAGCTTGTTCATACGCCTTATCGGAGTACTTGATTTCGTAAAGATCGGTATATTCTTTCTCATGAGAGTCATAAATCTGCCCCCACGTAGTGAAGATACCGGGCCACAGCAGTTTAGGATGCGAGCCTGTGTTGATAACGCCACCAGCCATGATCGTCTCCTATTAAACGCCAGCGGCGCCAGTGCCATGAGCAAGCTCGTGGACATTGATTTGGACAAGCCACTTTGCATACGCACCGAAGACGTTGGTTCCTGCGGGCTTCTGAGCAAGGCCCAAGAGTCGCAGTTGCAGCGTTGCAGTGGTTGCAGGAGCAGCACCCGTTGCGGAGGGGATCATCCAGCCGGAGCTGTATCCATTCCCTGTTCCAGACTTCGAGATGGTATTCAGGCCGACTTCCGTCGCGGCGAGAGCCGTGCCGTTGGATTCTTCCTGCACCTCGAAGATGATGTTGGGATCATCAGCCACCATTGCGTACCAGACAGCAGCATCACTGGCCGGGCGGTAGGTAATGTCCAGGTTTGAAGGATTCGCCATCAGGCCGGGGTATTTCCCCAGGCCGACGATGACACCGCGCAGTGCTCCCGTAGTCGCGCCAATCGCGATTCCAGGAATACCGTTTGCATCCGCAGTCCCACTGCTGATTACAGGATCGCCGACGTAGAGGGCGGTTCCGTAACTGGCAGCAATGGAGTACAGACGCGCCTTACCCGTCCAAGGAGCGCCGTTGAGATAACCCACCGGCGAGAACCCAGACGGACGATTTGCATTTGCCATATAAATCTCCGTTGTGAATTAAGCGGAGGCTTTCCGCTTAGGCGTAAAGAGGTCGGGAATGGCAGTTCGAGACTTGTCGACATAGCGAAGACGGACGTCATTGGGGTTCTCCTTCTCTTCCCCATACTTCCCTCCGCGCAGCGCTTCGGCGACTTTCTCGTTCCGTGCATCCACGAGTTTTTGATCTTCCTCAAACCATTCCTGCTTGATTTTCATCAAGATCAGGCGGGTGGGTTGCCCGTCCTTCCCTACCTCTTGGCCAGACAGAACGCTAACTCGCGAGCCCATGTCGGTATTCCCCGAGACGGTAGAATCTCCGCCAAGGCTCACGTTATTGATCTTCAATTCACGCTCGTCGACGAACTCGTAGCCGCCTTGGATAGCGCGCTCAAGCCTCTCTGAGGTTCCCAGGAACCAGTGGAGATGATAGCCGGGGATTTCCGGGGCTTCAAGTCTCTGCACTGGGACAGACATAGGAATACGCTTGCGTTCCGCATCAGTCTTTCCTGGACGATTTGCAGCATTTAACTTTTCCATGATTCTAACTCTCCTGAAAGTAAAGTTCAGCGTAGCGAGTCTGCCACTCCGCCTTGGTTTTGTACTTCTTAGTCGGGCCAACGAACTGACGAACGTCGGTATCGCAGGCCTCTCGGGCCTCCTTTGGGAGGTCAGCGTAGGACTTTCCACGGCCCCTAGTACCCTCACCGCCGGAGCCCCGAGCGCCCTCTACCTTGCTAGTCGGTAGCTCTTCCTTCTCTCCCAGGATCTTATTCACTTCTTCTCCTACGAGATTGAAGAAATCCTTACCGACAGACCGTTCACCCCCTTTCCGAAGTTTCTGCGCAATGCCGAGGGCAAGTGCGGTCTTCACTTCATCCTTACCGAACCAAGGATTCTCTGCGTTCCACTCCGCCATTTCGGGAGGAGGGGTGTAAACAGCAGGAGCTTCCTTCTTCTCTTCTTTCTTCTCCGGTTCTCCGGCGACATTCAGACGGGTGAGTTGGTCAGTCAACTCCGCCACGCCCTCATGATCGCCGGCTTCAGAGGCGGCGGCAAGTTGGGCCTTTACTTCCTGCCGCGCGCGCTCCACTGCTTTCTGTGTAGCGACAGTGTGACGCTCTTCAATCTCCTCGATTGCAGTTTGCGCCCGGGAGAGGGTCTGTGCAATTGTCTGGTTCTCGGAACGAAGGGCGGCGAGTTCCGCTTCCAGTCTCCGATTATGTTCTTTCACAATTGGGAGGACGGTCTCTCCCCTTTCGATATAAGCATCCGCATCAATGAAGCGCTCGGGATCACCCTTAAACCGACTCGGCGGAATCCAGCCCATCTTTTCTGCCTGGGCTTGGGCTTCTGGAGATGCAAGAGACTCAACGATAGGATCACTCATGATCATCTCCCTCATGCGTGATGGCGCAGAAGATATCTCGATCATTCACCAGACGGTACATTTCTCCATCTGCCGGACCCTTCGCCATGAAACCGGCGAACTTAGTCACCAGGACCTTATCCCCTACTTTTGCCCGAGGACTTGGCTCATCATGCCAAGCATTTTCCCCCACAGCGACAACAATAGCTCTATTGTCCACCATAGACATTCTGCCTTGGACGGATTCCGGAAGGGCGATCATAGCACCGCGACGTTCAGGTTCATACGTTTTGATCAGGACCGCCACTCCCCGTGGCTCCAGTCCGCTCTTGTTTGTCATCTAGCTCTCCAATGTAGTCCTCGTAGGTGAAGTCCGTGACAAAAGCATAGCCCTTGCACGCGCCAAGATTACCTACATTAATCAAGGCAGTTGTGTCTTTCTCGTAATCGGTGAAGGAGCCGCCTTCCCACTGCTGGCGGAGGGTCTCTCTCTTCGCATGAAGAATCTCAATGAGGGCTCTCGTCATCGGGTGAGCTTTCCACTCGTTGAATTCGGCTTCAGTTAGTGCTCTCATGCTTCTTCTCTAGACTCTTCATCCCCACAATGTGGGAGGATTGGATTTCAGCCGCTCGGAGGATTTGCTCTATCCGCGTATTGATCTGCTCGTTCCGATGCTTCATCTGCGTGATCTGAGCATTGATCATGGCGACTTGGGCGTAGGCCTGTTCGGACTGCGCATTGGCAGATTCTTCCTCTGCCTTCGCCATAAGTTCAATGATCTTGGCATTAGTAAGACGCTGCTCTTCCTGCAATTCCGCCGTCCATTGTTGAAGGTCAGCTTGCAGTTCCATCTGCTTCCGTTGAGTTGCGCCTTGCTCCTTGACCTCCTGAATAGCCAGTTTCGGATCTTTCGGGGGCGGCTGGCCATTAGTTCCCTTGAACACCGCGTCAATGTTATCGACATGGAGAGCTTTGAGGAAACGCCGCTCAACTTCATCTTTGTCGTAACCCGGAGTTGTGCCAGCGGCAGCTTTCAGCGTCCCTGCGAGTTGCAAACGCATCGAATCACTTGTTACATTTGGATCGGCGACGGGAGAGATCTTGTCGGCGGCCCCTAGATAATCAGCACGAGTTGCTCCACCTACTTGTGGAATGTCGAGAGGAAGATAAACCCCATTCAGCTGGAACAGTTTCTGGAACTCCGATTTCGACGCTCTCCAGATTCGCTTAAAGATGGCAGTATAGATCTTCTGCCCCATCTCTACCATAGTCTGTGTAGTCTGAGCTGGAGTGTTCTGCCCCGGATTTTCCCCTACCGTGATATCGGTAGTTCCTGCCACCCGACTGGCGTAGTTGATTAGGAGACTGAGCAGCTGGAACAGAACGTCGGAAGGTTGCGGGACTGTAAGAGGAAAGATAGACTTTCGCAGGTCATCCCCACTAGCATCGACACGCTTCCACTCAAAGGGAGAGAAAGACGTCGTCCCCCCGCGAATCTTCGCGCCTCGGCCAAGGAATCCGCCTGCAGTTGTCTGAAGCGTTCCTGCGTCCAGAAGCATGTTGACGAGAGAGTTTACCGCTTCATTCAATGGCCCGAGAAATACTCCAAAGCCAATGTCATAAATTCCGCCGTCGGGAGATGGGATGAAAGTTTTCTTGGTAAAGTATTCCGTCGCCTTGATCTTAATGATCTTCCCTGCGCGCTTTCCAGCCGCCACCCGCTCAATCGCCTTGTCCGAGTCAAACCTCGCGACAATCCGAACTACTTGCTTCGACTTATCTTCGAAGGTTATAATATAGGGCTCAGCGTAACCGTCGCCATCCAGATCTAGATTGCAGTGCTGCTCTAAAAAGAGCAAAGATGTAGTGTCATCCGGTTGCGGGGGAGTTACGCCTTGCCGATTATCTTGATTGACCTGCTGCGTGGAGGTAGAAGGCGCCGGTGTAGATTGATACCAGCCTTCATCTAGAATGTCTTTCCAGACTCCTCTGAGAACGTTCTCGTAAACTTCATTCCGGAACTTCGGAATCCGGTGAGTTTTCCGCGGCGAGTCCTCGACGGACTTGGACCAGTAGTCCAGCACGAGGTCTTTTGCAAGGACAAGTTCACTTACATTATGGCCAAGGGAGGGAGAGTAGTAAGTCTTCTTAAAATTCGTTCCAACAATACTGAGGTTTAAGATTGCCTTGTCCTCTTGCTCTTCCCAGCAAGCGTCTTGATACATCAACTGCCAGCTCATGTGTGTCGACACTCGCTTTGCGTGGGCAGTATTTGATCCATCAGGATCATCGCCGAAGACGGCACACTTAACAATTTCTCCCGTCCCAACGATTGCAGGATAGGCGCGCGCATGGAACTGCATGGCGGCAATCGTGACTAGAGGAAATGCTACGTTCGCACAATCCGGCCAGGGGAATGTTTTATCCTTCTGAATTTGCAGGGCCAGGTCCATCCCCGCCTCATTCCGCTTGAGCCAGTTTCTCCTCGAGATCTCGTCGCGATTGTAGCCTTCCCAGCATTCTATCCCTATAGCTGTAAGGTCGTCATCGCTAAAGCGATCACAAAGGTTCGAGGCCCTGATAGCCGCCTCATCTAGGACCAGGGGCTTAGCCAGCTTAAGCATCAGTATCCACTAACTGACGAACGACCGTCAGCTCCACTGCGCTTCTTTCGATTCCAAAATCCCTGCTCCATTTCCATCTGCTCTTCGTCGAAGAAGTCTTCCTCTTCAACCTGAGCGAAGTCGTCGAATCCGCGGCTAAGCAGCGCCGCGGAATCGAATTGGTCGTCAAGAGTTGCTTGAGCCGTTCCCGTAAAGCGGAGATTCTCCTGCTCAAATCCTGGATACCATTCAGCCTTCTTGTCAAAGCGGCACTGGCGTGCACGCATACGACGCTGGTAGGAACGAGCGCGGGTTCCTTTATCCTTGACAGAAGGGATGGCGACGATATTGATGCGGGTATCTCTAATCTGCATCTCACGATAGATCATTCTGCTAACAGCTTTCCAAATCACCCCATCTTCGACCCAGAAAACTTCGGGATCATGAGCAATCTGGATTGCGAACATTTCATCTATCCACTCGAGAGTGTCCCAGCGGCCG